TTCGATGCTATCAATCTTGAGTTTCATCGAATCGAGGTTGTGAAGCTCCATGCACTGCAAGGCAACTTCTGCCAGTGCGTACGTGTCCACGGTCTCACAATACCGTTCGAACGCACCTTGGTCATTGACCTTCCAGCCTTTGAGCAGGTATTTAACTGGTTTCATTATAACTCTCTTAGAACGAAAACGGCCTTGCCCTTTCGGACAAGATCATTCTACCATTAATATGTTAACAGTGTCAACCTACTCATTACCTTCCGCAGCTGGCAACGAAGCTCTCGCTGTCGTAGTCGTACACGAGCATCTTCCTTATCTGGCCACCCACGCATCCGTCAGCTCCGAACCTGTACAACCTCAGCGAGCCGAGAACGTCATCATACTCGAAGTAGTTGACGCATGCCCTGCTGGTATTGTACGTCGAGTTATCCCTGTAGGTGTCGTTGAAACGGTCGATTAACGTTGAGCCGATAATCACGTGAGGATACCTGTTGGATATTCCTCGCGATAGCATAATTCCGTCCGCATGTTCGTGACCGTATAGCCATGCAATTACCCTTCCTCCGTTGTTGGCGAAGTCGTTGACTGCCTTGTAAGCCTTGTCAACGAGCGGATATAGCTCCGCGTTGCTTTGGTCAGGCCAACCAGCTCCACCATGTTCGAAGTACCACCTGTTAGTGAAGTTACAGTCAACGACGGTAGGGCTTGATGCTGTAGTAATCTCGTGCGACGCGACGAGCACCGCATACCCAAGCTCGCGCGACTCGTCAAGGAGCGATTGCAACCAGTCTAGCTCCTTTTCCACGAGCGCGTCATGCACACAGCAGTCGATGCCTATTACGCGAACCTTCGAGCTTTGGTAGTCCTTGTACCACCACGTATCGTAGTCGGAGGAGTTTATCGTTACACCCCATCCGTTAACGTACGGCTGCATGAATTTCATGTACAACTCCATCTGTGATGGCGGGTTTCGCTCGAAATCACCATTGAAGTCGATTATGCGCTCGTGATTGCCTAGCACGAATAGAGAGTTTTCCAGGTGCGCGTACGATATGTCATCTCCGAACAGCTGGAACACGGTGTCTCCGCAGTTGATTGCGCAGTTGAGGTTTGGGATTGAGCCTATCAGCGCGTTTGTGAGGTCAGCACCGTTGGTGTATCCGTGCTGGTCAGACCACTGAACGAACCTGAACGTCAATTAAATCACCTCATTGTGCTCGGCGAATGAACCGTACACGTCAGCCGTTACTGCGGTTCCCTTGGCGGTCGGGGACAAGAAGCATACCTGGGAACCGAAGAGATCAACGGACTCGTCTGCGCTGAAATCGGTGGTAGCGGCCCCAACATAACCCTTGCTGTTGATTGTCATAGCTTCCCACGAGTTAAAGTAGGATGAGGAAGTCCACACGAGGAACGCCGCTCTGGTCACGTACAGGTCCGAGGATGGGTAATTGACGTAGGACGGGAGCTTGAAAGCGCTGGTAGCTCCGTTGCCAACCTTCGGGAAGCTCGCATGGTCGGAGTTAAGAGCGTTGATGACAAGCATGCCAAGCTCTGGAATCCAGTACCCGGCAAGGCGAGATTTCGAGTTGGGAATCACCAGCCCATCGTTGTCTGCCTTGGCGTCGGACGAGTCGAACCTTCGCACCGTCAATCCAGCGAATATGGAGGAAATCGCATCGTTGGATAGCTTTGATGCGGTTACCGCACCGTCGGCCAGGTCGGCGGTTCCCACTGGGAATTTTGCCGAGACCGCGTTTACCCTATCGAGAAGGCCACTGTTGCTTGTGCCTGCTAGCTGTGCGTCCATGTGCGCTATGTCGGTCTTGTTGGTTTCGGCTAGAGACTGAATCTCTGCTTCTTTTGCCTCGGCCCTGCTCTGCTCGGCGGTCACAGCTGCATTGGCGGCATCGGCAGAGGTCTTTGCCGAGTCGGCAGAGGTCTTTGCCAAGTCGGCAGAGGTCTTTGCCGAGTTGGCGGTGTCCTGCGCGGCCGTGATTCGATTGTCGTATGCGGTGACCTCGTTTCGGTACTGCTCGATTTGAGCGTTGTAGTTTCCCGTCAGCGCCCAGAACTCCTCATTGGTGATTTCGATTCCAGTGGGAACGAACTGCCGGGACGTGTATGAGTTGCCGCTGTTCGTAACAATGGTAAGAGGTTCGTATTGCTTCGTCTTGTCCCATTCGATCGGCTCCGCGAACAGAGGAACGTAACGCGCTCCGATGTACTGTGTAGTTGCCATTTTCGATTCTCCCATCACTTGCGGTTAACGTACTGCCTGTTGTCAATCACTCAAGACCCGTCCGCGTCGAATCTGAGAACGAGCCTTCCGTACGTCTCTGTACCGTATACCGCTCCCGTGTCGAACGTTATGTCGCTCCACGAGTCGGGAACATAGGCACAGAAGTATCCGTCTGAGGTTAGACCAAAGTAGGCCTGCTTTATTCCAGCGGAAATCAGATCGGCCATATTGGCTTGAATCCAGTCGTATATCAGTTTCTCGTAGTAGTCAAACAAACTACCGTCTTCAAGCTCTTGTATTTCCTTTTTCAGATCGACAATGTCCTGCGAATTAATGTCAATCTGCAAGCCCATGTTGTCGCAATAGCAAACGAGCTTGTTGAGCAGGTCGAACAAATTCAAGATTCGCTGCTCCTGGCTTTTGACGTCCCAATACAGCTTGGGAATCGTCGGCGTGAAAGCCGAAAACCCCCAGAACGGGGGGATTGGCCCCCCTACCCCTCCGGGGTACATCGGTGAATCGTCGCAGTTGAAGTTGCTCATACGTTTATCACATCCCATCGATAGATGCTGTATACAACCCGATGAACATTGATTCGAGCTCGTCCAGCAGATGCTCGTCAATCGTCTGGTATCCGGTCACATAGGCATTGTAAGCGTCCTGGAGGTTTCCGCGCTCGACTTCCTCGCTTTCCTCGTCCTGCCCGTTGCTCGCGTAGTCGGAGTTTCCGGATAGCATCGTCTCTGGGTAGTCGCTGCCGATTGCCCGGCGCTTTTTGTACTTGTCGGACACCTGCGCGGGGTCGAAGTCGGCGTCGAGGTACTTGTATAGGTTTCGGTATTTCGGCATCAATTCATATACGAGTTTCCGATGCAGCATCGCGGCCCATTCGTAGAACGGTTCGATGCTTATTTCCCTAAACCTGAAACGTTCGATGAAGTAGCCGCATACACGTTCGTACTGCTCGGGACTGTAAGCCGCTTTCGACCAATCCAGCAACTCCATCTTCCAATCGAACACGCCCTTGTCGATTAGCTCGCCCAGCGTCACCGTATAGACCGCATTCCAGCGGCTGTCGCCTACCCATTCGTTCACGCTGTCGGGTGATGAAAAATCAGGGTATGAAGTGGGTATATAGTCACTCGACGCCATTTTCCGCCCCTCCTTTCATCGTTGAATTGTTCTCGTCCAATCGCTGCCGGTTGTGCAGGTAGTTGTAATTGTACGATTCCCAATCGTCGTTGAGGTAGACTTGCAGATCCCCGAACACGTCCGGCGCAAGCTTCCGCAGTTGCTTGCACGCCCATCGGCGGGAATCCAAGCAGTTCTTCAGCAGGATGTTGCTCGTGCTGTTGCCCAGCGTCGCTTCCTCGCTGATCATGCGCTCGCTCTTCTCGAACATGATATGGGGCACGCCCATGTACAGCAGATACTGGTTGAGCACGTTCTGGTACTGCTCAGTTAGCTCTTTCCCTAGAAACGGTGTACGCAAATCGAGGGTAAAGCAGTTTCCCTCGTTTAGCTCAAGCAGGCTCCGGTCGTTGCTGTCGCCCAGAATGACGGGCTCGTATCCGGTCATCTGCTTGAATAAGTTCAGCAACTCCATGCGCTTTTCCTGCGGCATCAACATTACCCACGGGTGTTGCTGGTGCATGAGGTTTACATCGCTCGTCCGCTGTATGTGCGTGAGTTTCGTAGCGTACTGCACTATGGCATTCCAGGGGTTCAGGCGGGTTTGGGAGTAGTAGACGAGCTCGCCCGTTGCCGGGGTTACCTTGTAGTCGGTCGTGTTGTACCCCCGCGCGCGCCACTCGGTAGGGATACCGTAGTCGTTGAAAACCCCTGGCGGCGCTGCCATAAGCGATTGCCACACGTCCGGGGCTTCCTCGCTGTGGCAGATCGTGGCGATGCCCGAACGATGCAATTGCATCTCGAGAAAACGGGGGTCACATGTAAGCGGAAGGCCCTCCCAGCGGAAACGGTTGACCGCAATGGATAAAAGCATATCGATATTCACTTGATAGCAGAGGGCGTTGTAATCGTCAGTCTGCCAATAGTATGGGCTCGATTCCTGACCACGTTTTTTCTTCCTGCTCATTTAATCACCAGTGCCGTTCAACTTCGCAAGGCGGGCAAGGGACGCTTGCAGCAACGTGTTCTGACTGTCTCGTGCTTCCTGCGCCTGCGCTTCCTGCTGTTTCACGAGCTTGTCACCCGCATCCCTGATTGCCTGGAGCCTTTCCGCATGCGCCTGGTCGCGCGCGATAACGCCCGCTTTGAACTCGATAACCGCTTCTATTTCCTCTTCGGCAAGTTCAGAATAGGGCTTGTCGAGCAGCTTGTTGACGTCGATATCGTCAGATGCCGTTGTCATATACGCTTACCTCCCCAATATCCTCCGGCTTCTTCCACACGGTCACGCCGCCCAGCAGGAAGAAGCGCAATTGATCGGCGAACTGGTCTGGTATCTGGTTCGTGCTCCAATAGTCGCGCAGTTTCCAGAACGTGAAATGATCGCCTATGCACCAATTGCCGTCGAATTGCCACTGTTTGTCGTAATAATACCCGAAACGAAGAAATTCGTCTCCCGCTCGCTGGATGGCATAGTCGGACTCGGTTACGACGTTCACGAAAAGCGCCATTGGGCGCACGGTCGAAAGCTCGGCATTGCTCACCGAACCATAGACGAGCGGGGCACGCAACGCCGACTGGTTGATGCCATTCGCTATACGGTTGCCCTCGTTCTCGTAAACGTCTGATGCGTCTGCTATCGCGGTATCGTAGCTGCGTTTGTTGTTCGCAATGGCCGTTGCGCATGTCGCGCCCGCAGTTGCAATCTGCGCATCGCGCATGGTATCGGCTGCGCCCGTCGTCGAGCTGTATGCCGTGCTCGCGTTTTCCCGCATCGTGCTGGCCGTGTTGGCCGCGCTCGTCGTTATGGCGGTGTTCTGGGCGTCCGTCTGCTGCGTCTTGCCCGTGTTCGCCCTCGTCGTGCGGTCGACGTTGGATTGCTGCGTTTCCTCGAGCTTGCTCTGCGAGTTGGAAATGACGTTCTCGGCCTGCGTCGATGTGGCACTTACCGCGATTGCGTTGGTGGCAAGCGACGTTGCAGCGCCTATTCCACCGGACACGAGTCCGCCTATCGCCCCGGCTGCTGCGCCGATGGGGCCAGCGCCCAGCATTCCGGAGATTGCCCCGCCTGCCACGTTGTTTATGACGCCGCCCGCTGCGCCCACGGCAGCGCTCGCGTTCTTCATGTCGATTTCATTGTTAGCGGTGGCCCGCGTCATGCCCGCATCCCACGCCTGTATCGCCTGGGCTAGGCTGTTCGAGAGGTGCGCGTCTGCGAGTGCCGCGCTGTTGCCAGCCTGCGTTACCGTCGCGTTGGCCGTCGTTTGCGCCGATGCGTTGTCAACGACATTGGCCGCGCTGTTGTTCTCCTGCGCCAGGTTGCCCGAGGCCGTCGTTTCGGTTGCCGTGTAGCTCGCGTTGGCGCTGGTATGCGCGTTCGCGTTAGCCGTGTTCGCCGTGGCGTCGGCGTTCGCCTTGGCTGTGGATGCGTCGCGGTTCGAAACGGCCTGCTGCACCGTGCGGTCGCTGTTCTCCTGCGCCCGGTCGAAGTGGCTCGAATAGTCGTATTCCGATGCGGCGTCGAGCACGATCGAGAAAGTGGGCACGTCCCAGGTTCGCAGGTGGTCGTACCATCTTCCGGAGATATTGAAGCTTTTCTCCGTTATGTTCTGGAAATGCAGCGTGCTGCCATCGTTGCCCCCGATGCCGTGAATCGAGCCGACGATATCGATATACGGGAAGACGATGTTAGCGGCCACGTCCATGGTAAGGGCCTGCGCCGTGTCCTCGATGCGCACGAGCTCGGTATTTCCCCTATCGTCCGTAATCTCGAAAGCGCTGTAGGGGTACGTGTAAAGCTTCGCGATATCGGCGTATTCGTCTGGGTAACCCCAATCGCCTTTGGTACGGGTGAGGATGGTTTTAGATATCGGGTTTGCGCTGCCCGTTACCGTGCGGCACGATGTTGCGCAGAATGCGAACGTAACGCCGAAGGTCAGCAGTTCTCTATCGCAGAAGAAAACGCATTGCACCGTCTGCTTGAACTGCGGGGCCGCTCCGTTCGTGTTTTCGAGAAACGTGTCTAGCTGTGCGGTATCGACGGCAAAAGCGAACATGTTGGGCACTCCGCTGCCATCGTAATAGCCGCTTGCCGGTGTCTTCCACGTGTTTCCTGATTTAGTGCCCCAGTCGCCCAGGGGGTTCGAGCTGCACACGATAACGGCAACCACGTTCTCGCCGTTGAGCACGGTTGCCTGGGCTTTCGTCACCTTCTGCAATTCACCATAATTGATATCCTCGGAAAGCAGGTAACTGCACCGCTCGATGGGATTTTCGAGGTATTCGTCTGCTTTCATGGCGAACATCGGGGCGTGTCCGCGCTCCAAGATCATGTTGGTGATATCAAGCGAGTAGATCCACGTTTGCCATGCATCGTCGAGCAGAAGAAGCTCACTGGTGTTCGGGGAGACGAAACGAGCTTCCCTGATGAAGTAGAACCATTCGCGTTTTCCCTGCTCGCTTTCGTACTCGAGCGGGCTGCTATCGTTAGCGAACAGATTGTACGTTACCCGAACGTAGTTGTAATTGCACGCAACGTCGAACGGCAGCGGAACGCGCAGGGTCATGCTCGAGTGCAGTTCCTTGTATTTCGTCTCCCATCGAAAGCATTCATCGTCCGGGATGGCATCGAACCACTTGTCACGCGCTTCTGCGCTGCCGAAATGCACGGCGTTGCCGATACCGGATAGCGTGCGCTGTCCGATATGCGCTTCCCCCTGGTCCCAGGGGACGGAGCACACTTGCACGGCCATCTGCGAGTAGTCGTAGCGGCTGTAGTCGATCGTGTTGTCGAACTTGTACACATCGACGTTCTGCGCGTGCGGGAACCCATTTTTTCCGAGGTAGTTGAAGTTAGGCATCATGCACCGGTTTCACAAGTAGACAGATAAACGGCCCTGACTGCATTATACAGGCAGGGCCGCGCAACGTGAAAGGAGAGCCCCGTTTCCAGAGCTCTCCTTCTATCGCTTATTCGGTTGCTACTCGGTCGGCTTATAGCTCGTATCGGGCTCGGGGGTGTAGACGATGTTGCGGTTTTCCTCCACGAACGATTCCTTCGCGGGCTCGTCTTCCGCTGCGGCCACGGTGGCCGTGAACGTTGCCGTGTAGTTCGTCGGGGTCGTATCGTCGGAGGGGTTGGTATAGGCGGTGTTCGCCGTGACTACCACCTTATCGCCTGCGGCAAGCTTGCCCGCCTTCTGAATATGCAGAACGCCGTCAGGGGTAACGCGCGTGCGGCTGTTGAGTTCGACGGGCGCGTCAGCTTCGCCGCGCGTCGCGGCTACCGTGTAAGTAGCGGCATCGGGCTCAACGGCCACGGGCGTACCGGTGGGCGTCACCGTGCCGGTAAGGGCAAGGCCGAGTTTGACCGAACCGCCAAGTGGAACGGTAGCGGCAGCAGGCGTGATGGTCATACCCGTTGCAGCCATTTTAATGGTGGGAATGCTGGTTGCCGCTTCGGTCGTGTACAAAATGCAGTTCGCGGCGGGGTTCATGCCAATCATCTCATCGTGGAACAGATAGTACTTGTAGGTGCGGTTCGAGGGGTTGTAGAACGGGGGTTCGATACCATACCACACATCGCGCGCATAGACGAAGTCCTCCGAAGTGAGCGCCGCATACACGTTCGGGATGGGGAATTCCGGAATGATGATCTTCCTGAAATTGACCTCCGCGCGCTCGACGTGGAAAAGCTCGGCCAGGGCCATCACATCGAGATAGGCATCGGTTTCGGGGGTCGTCCAAAGCACGAGGGTGGAAGGTTGCTCGAATACCGGCACGTCGAGCTGGTTGTATCGCGTGCTCGGGAACTGGAGCATACCCGCATCGCTGCGGATTTTAACGAGCAGTTCTTGCCCCAGTTCTTTCGTCGTGGGCGCAGCCGTGATGCCGTGCTTGTAAAGCGTGTAGTTCTTGTTCGCTACGGCGAAAGTCTGAATCATCGTGTTCATCTCGTCGTAGTTGTCGGAGCTGCGCTGCTGGTCGAGCGTTGCTGCGAGAAGGTTGTCCAGGCCGTACCCCGAACCCTCGCTCATTACCCGGTTGAGCTCGTAGCGGCTCCAAGAGAACTCGTAGCGTCGGTGTTGGTTCACGGAATAGAACCATTCCCGGAATTCGGGCTTCTCGAGCTTGAGCAGGGTTTCATCGTCTACCTTGTACGAATGCGCCTGCATGTACTTGATAGCCACGTGGCGCTCCGTGTTGCCGAACTCCGACGCGGGCTTCTTGAGCTCGCGCAAGGGGTTCTCGAAAAGCTTGCTCTCGACGTAGTTTCCCATCATGCCCACGAGCAGGTTGCTGAACTCGTTGAGCATCTGCCCGTTGTACGGGTCGAAAAGCGCCTTCACGGATGCCGCATATCCCGAAATGTCGGGATTCGGGATGCGCTGCTGGTAGTCGTTGCTGCCCTCGATCCAGGCTTTCTGCAAAATCGTGCTGTTCTTGATTGCCATAGACTGATCACTCCTTCATGTTGTGCGATTTGTAATCACGTTTCCCAATCTCGCCACCAAGGTCGGCCAGGCTCGTGTAATGCTCGCCAGCATCATCAGGGCCATTGTTGTCGTGCGCCTGCTGCTGCTGCTGCTGCGTCACGCCCGCACCGTTCCTGATGAGGGTTTCGAACTGGGATTGCAAGCTCTTGTTCTGGTTCAAAAGCGCCTCGTTCTGGCTTTTCATCTGCTCGATAAGCGTTTTGTACCCGTCGAGCGCGTCTTCTGCGGTGCTACCCGCTGCGCCCGTGTCGGCTTGCCCCTCGATGGTAGCATTTTTGCCACCACCAGTCGAATTCTGGTTGCTCTGGTTGCTCTGGTTGCTCTGGTTGCTCTGGTTGCTCTGGTTGCTCTGGTCGTTCTTTCCGGTCATCTCATACCCCTTAATCTTCATTCCCGAAAGCGATTTGCAACGCCTCGTTTACCTCTATCCCGTCAAAGCCGAGTGCAGTTGCAAGCTCGATGCACTGCGCTACCGCTCTGCATATCTCATGCAAGGTGATTCCAGATTTTCCCTCGTATTCGATATACGCTCTCACCGCACATGCACTCTCGAGGAGGCTGTACGACAGGTCTCCCGTTGACTTGTCCGTTTCGGCGTGCGCGGGAACTTGCGCGCTTTGCTCTTGGAGCCCCTTCAGCGATCCGCCCAGAGTGGTATGGTCGCTATCCCAGATGATGATGCAGTAGTCCGCGATTTTGTATTCGAGCATTAGTTGCCCCTTCCACATGCGAAACGAGCCGCCCTCCGAATCGTAAAACCCGTAAGGCGGCTCTAAAACGTCGGCAAAATATCACCGGTAAAGCAGCTCCCCTTGCTTTGGGGAAACGCGCTGGTGCCCATCACAGGCCGCAAGCCCAGATCTACGCGAACCGCTTACGCCCGGTGTTTTCGCCAGTGTCTAGCCTACCATATCGACGGTGAGCATGCTCCCGCGCTTGGTGGGCACCTGCTTGATCTTGAGCTGGATAGCGGGTTTCCACGGGGCATCGCCACAAGCGAGGGTTGCATTGCGGACGGCGTTTGCAACGCCGTAGCTCACTGCCTGGTAGCTCGTCCCGTCCGGGGACACGAGCACGACGCGCGGAACGTTGGAGTATGTGCCCAGGCCGTTGCCGTAGGCGTCCGTGTCCTCGATCTGCGACATCTCGATTAGATAGTCCTGAACCTCGATAACCTCGTTGATGTGGTTCGCGACGCGCTCGCCCGGGTTGTTCATCGCGTTGAAGACGCGCACGGATGCCTCGCGATCTCCGGGAACGGCCCGAAGACTCGTGATCAGCGTACCGGGCGCGGCGCTGGTGACGTTCTGGATGGTGATAGCGTTGGCCTGGGCCTGCTCTGCCGTCTGAATTTCGGTGGTTTCTTCCATGGTGTTTGCTCCTTAGTCTATGAAACTTTCCTTCAAGTCTTTCAATGCCTGCTCTAGCTGCTCTCGGTCTGCACCGTTTAGCGGGTGATCGTAGGCCGCTAGAATTCTGCCTATCTCGTCAATCCAGCTCGAGGCTTGAACGATGCTCATATCGCCGATGACAAGCCTTTTGCTGAAAATGTCGAGCCAATCCGCGTAGATCTCCGTGTTGGCCCTGATGCGCCTGCGCTCCTTCCTCGCCGTGAGGTGAATTGCCCAAGGCTCGTGTACTTTCCTGCCCTGGTAGACCCACCAGCTCTTTTCTTTCATGCCCTGCCCTCCTTTCATGTGGCGAACATAGGATACATGTAAATGTTAACAGTGTCAACGGTTTTACCTGATGCCGATGAATTCCAGAATCGTCAGGAACATCTCGCGAACGCCTGGACTTTCGTACCTGAGCGAACCGCTGTAGAAAAACCTGTTGATGATCTGCAAATAGGGGCTCGTGCGCTCGATTGCCGTATAGTCCAGAGTCGAATCTGCCTTTAACAGGGTGAATACGTTCTTCGCGCCCTTCGGTACCTTACGGGAGATATAGCAGAGGGCCGTGCCGTAGTCTATCCAGATACCGAACAGGTGCTCGCCGTACTTGATAGCGTATGAATAACGGGCCTGGGGGCTTTTCGGCGAAATGGTGTCGTTGCCTTCCTCCGCGAACCGGTTGCCGAAGATCATCTCGCTCTCTTCCGTCCCGGCAAGCATGCGCCCCACGAGCGTCTGAGTTTCGCGCCGGTCTTTATCCCAGGGCTCCACGTAATGCAGTAACGTGTGCTTGTGGTTGTAGAAGGCGTACCCGAATTTGGGCATCTTGTTAACGCCCAGATAGCGGAGGTAGGGGCACGTGAGGTCGCACGCATTGCCCAGCAGGTACACGCGATACTGATATCCCCCAGGTTGCTGCCTTGATACCGTGTCTAGCAATTGCCCGAAAATCAGTATCTCGTTTTGCAGATAGCGGTGATAGCGGTCTTTGCGGTCGATAACGGCCTCGTCGAATATGAAGCGGTGGACGTTCACATAGGTGCGTTTCTTCGCGATCTGGAAGGTGGTCAACGCCACGAAATAGCAGAGCTCGTTCCATTGCGGCTTTTCGGCGTACTCGCCCGTTTCCGGATCTTTCTTCGGCTCGCGCGCTATGTAGCCGATTTCGCCCTGAACTTTAAACAGGTAATCGGTGAACATCCCCTCGAATTCCAGCTTGTCGAAGTATCCTTTGCGCACGGCCTTCAGCTCCTCCTTGGTGCGGCAAATCTCGCAGAAGCGCCACCCGTGCTTTATGTAGTCGCTTACGCACTGCCTGCGCAATCCGAATGTCTTCCCGATGCCCTTAGCACCGATGACGATGCAGAATTCCCCCTGCGTGCCCGTCTGCCTGCTGAACGTTGCGGGCCAATCGTAGAAGCGTTTGTCAGTCACTTTCTATCATCTCCCTAATACTCGTGACCCCCTCGAGCGTCACGATAACGGGCTCGGTGTTGACGCTCGGACGGTTGCGCAGGGCAATGCCCATGTTCACGAGGTTTTCCATGCTCTGCACGTCGTTTACCGTCTTGCTCATGGGGTACAGGCAGAGCGCGGCGGGTTCGGCAACGAACGATTCAACGCCCCGGTAGTCGGTAACCTTGCCTACGTGCATATCTCCCCAACTGGGGAAAGACCGCGCATTCAAGCCCGTTATATCGTGCGCGTAGGTGACGTTGTAGCCTAGAAACGTATCGCACACATGCGCGAAGCTCCACCCCTGGTCTACAAGGCTATCGGCTAATTTGTTAACCTGGCCGCTCGGCACGCCCGCAAGCGTGAATTTGACATGCTCCCGCTTGTCGCGCGGGTCGTACTCGCTTATGCAATACGCTTTGTTCCAGGATGCGCAAAAGCGGAACGTGCTGAACTCGAGCACGTAATGCCCTATCCCCTCCAGCGCGTCGAACTGTGCGGGGTAGCATTTGCGCACACGGCCGCACACGTCTCGTTTTGCAGTGTCGATTGCGCGGTCCATCCGCCCCAGGGCGTTGCGCACGCTGTCTAGCATGCAGTCGCGCACTACGAATTTCACCGAGTCGGTATCACCGTTAATGCAGGTTTCCACGTATGGGTAGCAGAGCATGAGCACGATGCACTGCGCTATACGGCTCCACCCCACGATCCTCTGGCCGAACTGATACCAGGCTTTAGGATGGTCTGGCGCGTTCACGATGCCGAACTCGCCGGTGTACTCGATACCCGAATCGCCTAGCACGGTATCACGCCTGTATTCGTTGCTCGCTTCGATGCCGAACAAGGCGTTTAAATCTGCCTTTAGCCCTAGATAGGTCGATTCCACGGTTGAATCGTCTATGGTGTGCTCCTGCATACCTGACACGACGAATTGCGGAATGCCGTAGCCGATGAGCTCGTCGGCGTTATCCAACGGCTCGTTTGCATAGTACTTTCCCCGGGCATGTTTAAAGGCGTTTTTCGCAGCATAGAACTGCATAACCGATATAACGGCCATATCAGGAGGTTTATCGAAAGATAGCGTCATGTAACCGGATACCGCTTTTACGCTGTCGAAGTCGTAGGCTTGGCATACTTCCCAGGCTGCGAGTTCGGTCAACCACAGTGTTGCATGTCGCGCGCCCTCGAGCTTGCCGAATGAATGCACGGGTTCTTCTACCTGGTCTTTGTAGCCTAGTCCTGCCATGTGCTCTCTTAATTCCTCGCCCTGTTGGTTCTCGTCCTCTATAGTCGCGTCGCGCTCGTACCGTTTGCAACGTGCCCAGGCAAGCGGGGCAATGCCCCAATCGCCGAACGGGGTATTGGGTTTCAAGCGCAGGTTTGTAAATTCGAAGGCCCCGTAAAACGCCACCGGAAACGGCTTTTCATAGTGCTCCAGCACATCGTCTATGGTAATAAGGCTTATATTGCCGAATGCGAGCTCGAGGTTTTCAGGTGTGGCCTTCTTGAAGCGCACCGGGTAGCGATGGGATACCATCTGGCTCGGGTGCTGGCTCGTCGCGTCGAACCCGTACACCTTCATGCCGTCCTGTTCCCCGAAGTCGTAGACTTTCGAAGCGTTCTCGCGTGCGCAGAACGTGAAACCGCCCCTTGTCGCGGCCTGGCAGGTATAGAGCTCGTCATCGTCCTCGAACATGTTCTGGTTGTTGATGAAGCCCCAGAAGTGGCCAACATCGCGTTTGAAGTCGCGGCCCTTCAGTTTCGAGAAGCGCAACACGCGCCGCCTGCGAACGACACCGGTTTTGGACACGACGCGCAACCCGAGATCGCGCGGGTCGATATCGGGGTTTAACCTGCACCAATAGCCCACCCATGCGAGCAGGCTGTAAACATCGTGCGCCGCATAGGCTTTTTCACGATCCGATAGGGGGGTTTCGCACGTTCTGACTAAGTTGTAATCCCAATCGCCCGAAAGCTTTTTATAGCCGCACTCGTTGCCCATGTAGCCCAGGGACTTCTGCGAGAACACGAGGGTATCCCATATGGCAAGGCGCGCGTTTCCATCGTCGTCGAGAATGGTGAAGCTGATGGGCTTGCGCTGCGACTTCGCAAGCACGCGCACATCATGGTTATTGAACCACGGTGAAAGCCCGTACATGTCGAACGACAAATTGTGGCAGAGCACCACCGGCACGTAGGGGACGTTCGCCGAAACGATGCGGTTCAATGCGCCGTACAAGTCTATCGAATGCCTATACAGGTACAGGCGGCATAGACGCTCGACGTTCTCGTTATCGATGGTTTCAATCGGCGCGTCTATGAGCCCCAATTGGTGCAAGATCGGGAAGGCGCTTTTAGCTGCCCCATCGGTGATGTTCGTCGTCTCGCTGTCGTATGCCCCTATTACCCGATACGGCTTGAATTTCCCCTTACCCATTTTGCGAGATGCGCTTGCGTTGCAGGATGAAACGTTGCAACTTGAGCTGGACGGACTTGTATACATCGTCGTTGACGTCGGGCGCGTAGAGGTCTATTCCCGCATCCTCAAGTTCTTCGAGCACGTCTAGAAGGTCGTTAGCGTCTGCGAAGTAATCGAGAATGGCCTTGTTTGGGTGTTTGCGCGATTCCTCGTCAACACCCCAAATCTGAACAAGGCCACCGTAGAAGCGCGAACCGATGTTACCGGCAGATAGGATATCCCGTGCCATATCGTCACGCGATCTGCCTTTACCGGAAAGCGCCGAAAACGACTTCTGCACAAGGTCTGAAACCTGTTTCGCGTTCACGCCCGACTGGTTGAAACCACGCGCGAACGCCCTTAGCCCGAACGAACGCTCGGTGATATCAAGCCTATCCGCAAGCGCCTTCACCTGGCCTTGCACCTTCTGCCCGCTGCCATATGTGCGTATGGCGTTCATGGTCGCGTTGCGGGCCAGCGCTTCATAGCGGGCACGCTCGAGCCCGCCCGAATTATCGGCTTTGGCAAGGTAGCGCTGTGCCTGGCGCCTGAAACGCCTTCTTGCGTTGTAAACATCGTCAGATCGCCGCTTCTTGCGCGGCACTTTGCCAGTATCTGCCATGATTGCCCCTTCTTATCCCATGCACTATAATGTGTTTACAGTATAACGCGCTTTTCGCACTTGTCATTGGAGTCACACTATGGATATTAGGCAATATACCGACCCTATAACAGGCATTGACTTTACCGGGCTCGCCGATAATGAGGGGAACATAACGGTAGACACGGCATTCAACGGACCCACGCTGCTTAAATACGATGAGTTGGCCGGCACGTACACTATCCCCGCGAACCTGTTGCAACATCGTCCGACAATGACGCTCAATCAATGCGCAGATTACTTAGCGGTTTCAAAGGTGCGCGTATCCCGTATGTGCTCGAACGGATCTCTTAAATCGGTTAAAATAAGGGGCAGCCTGATCATAGACGCCGCAAGTGCCGAAGCGGTGAAAAAAGAAAAGGAGTGACTATGCCACCTGCCGCATTCCCCATTATCCTCAACGATATGCAGCTATGCAGCATCACGCTTGCCTGCGCGATGATGCTCGCAGATATCATTGTCGGCTTCGTCGTGGCCGTTATCAAAGGCAACGTTTCTAGCGTGAAAATGAGGGTGGGGCTGCTGCACAAAGTCCTCTTGCTCGTGCTGATTGTCGTGTGCCTTGCAATCGAAGTGGCAATCGACCATGCGGTACCGCTTCCCTACGATATCCCCACGTGCGAGGTAGTCTGCGCGTATATCGTGATCATGGAGCTCTCGAGCGTGCTCGAGAACATCGCGAACGGGTACCCGGAAGTGACCGATACGGCACTTTTCAAGCTTTTCAAACTCGATGATGAGAAGGAGATGACCGACGATGACAATGAAGGGCATTGATATCTCGAACTGGCAACAGGGTTTCGACCTGAGCTCGGCACGACCGGAATTCGCGATCGTGAAGGCAACGGAGGGTTTGACATTCGTTGACAAATGCTGTGATGGGTTCGTCCAGGACGCAATCAACCTCGGTATCCCCTTCGGTTACTACCATTTCGCGCGCTCGAACGATGCCGAAGCCGAAGCGTCGTTCTTCTACGAGCAGACCAAGGGGTACACGGGCAAGGGTATTCCGGTGCTGGATCTAGAGGTACCGAACGGCAACGGTTGGGCAGAAGCCTTTTGTAAAAAGTTCTACGAGCTCAGCGGGGTCAAGCCCTGGTTCTACGCATCGAGCGATTACATCAACAATCGCGGGTATGGCACGACCTGGATTAAAGAAAACTGCGGGCTATGGGTCGCAGGATACCCGAAAAAATACACCTCCTATCCCGAATCGGCTAAATGCCCCTATAGGCACGACGGATGGACGCTTGCGGCCTGGCAGTTCACCGACTGCCTTGCAACCGGTGGAATGGAAGTAGACGCGAGTTACTTCTACGGTGATAGAACTGCATGGAACAGGTACGCAAGCGGTGATGGGCAGGCAAGTGCAACCAATAGCGCGTCTACGTTGGAGCTTGCAACAAAGGTCATCAACGGTGAATACGGTACAGGTACAGCCCGAAGGGACGCGCTAGGGCCTCGTTACAACGAGGTACAGGCAAAAGTCAACGACCTCTACGCGAAGGCAAACGACGTCATCGAAGGCAAGTACGGCAACGGGCAGACGCGAAAAGAGAAACTGGGAAGTGAATATGCTATTGTGCAGCGAATCGTGAATGATATACTCTCAAACTAGTTTCCATGCCCTGGAAACTTCCCCATGCACCCGCGCATCTCACGGCCCAAGATGCGCGGGTATTTTGTACTTAATGCAATTTGCTTGTTGACACTGTTAACATATTAATGGTAGAA